GGACGGGTCGCCCAACGCCTGCCGCACCCGGCTGCGCCAGTTCACGGATAGGCCGTGGGTCGGCGGGGCGGGAAGAATTGCGAGTTGGACACTTGGTTGTACCACCCGGTCACGGCGGACCCCACCGCCTTGACCACGGGCGTACCCGCGTCCGCGTTCGCGCCCACGGAGCCGAACAGCATCTTGCCGTCCCGCAGCCCCTCTAGCATCGAATACGTCTGCTTGATGCGCTGTTCAATCGCGGGAGTCAACTTCGACCCGCGCCGCTGAAACAGGAACTCCGTCGCAAGGTCAACCGCCATCGTGACCAGCAACGGATCGTTGGCCGCGTCAAGCGCAGCCAGTTCCGCGTCCGTGTAAATGTTGCCGACCCGGACATAGGACCGGATGATGGCAGTAGCCCGGTCAAGCGCGTGCGTGGTCATCGGGTTCGGCCCCGGCATCGGGGTGCCCGCATCCCCACACAACTGCGCGATGATGTTCTGATCCAGCGCAGCCTCTAGGTCGGCGTAATCAGCGTATGCCATCGTGCCGCCTTTCAGAAGCCGGGGAGGGGGGGCCGAAGCCCCCCCCACCCGTTGTCCGCTGCTTCACTTATCAGGAGATAACGTCCTGAATCAGATAGCCACCAACCGGGGCCACCACCGCAGCCACCGAGTTGTCGATCACGCGACCCTCAATGCGACGGTTCATCGGATCGTTGAACTGCTCCACGGTCATGTCCTCGTACGCGAAGATTTGGCACGTGCTGAAGGACGATGCGCCTTCAACGCCGACCAGTCCACCCGGACGCGACACGAAGATGGCCGACTCGCCGTAGATGTACGAAGTCGAAAGGGTTGCACCCTTCTTGCTCGTCACCTTCACCGAATCGTCCACCACGACATCGCCCAGCCCGAACAGGGTCGGGGGAATGCCCCACCGCGAGAACGTATCCGAACCCTGAAGGAACGAAAGGGCGGCGGGGTAGTTGCGGACGTATTCACGAACTTCCGGAGACTGCGAAATCACATTCGCCACGGTCGGAGAAATGACCATGATGAGTTGATTCGGAGCAATCGCGCCGCCGCTCGACAGGCTCACCTGCCGCATGACCGCCTGAATGGAAGTCTGAATGGATGCGTTCGCAATCGTGCTGCCATTCCAATGCGAAGCCGCCGAGATGGGGGAAGCCGTGGGGTTCGCAACGAAGTTGCTGCCCCAGTTGCCCGTATCAGTCAGGATGGCCGCCGCACGGTTCGTACGGGAGGTCATCGCCAACTGCGCCTTGCTGCGAGCGTGCTGCGCCACGACATCCCACGCGGCCTGCGTCGCAGTCTCCTGCGGGATGTAGAAGGGGAACGCAAAACGCTGCGTGGCGTACTGAACGAAGTCAAACGAGTTCTGCTTACCCGTGGGGCGGTCATTGCCCAGCGGCCAAGCAAACTCGCGGTCGCTCGTCAGTCGCACGTTGTCCGGAACGTCCTGCCGCAGATAGTAGCCCGTCATCTTCGTGACGGGAACCAACTGCGCGTACCGGGTGAGAGCGAACGAATTGACGCTTCGGGTGAACTCCACCTGAAGCGCACCCGTCGCAAGATCATTGGTGGACGGGATGTACGTCGAAAGTCCACCACCGACAACAGAGAATGCCATTGTTTAGTCCTCCTTGTAGGTAATGGCTTTAGACAACGCGAGTGCCGAAGCGGAATGCACGGATGATCTCACCCGGGCCGCTAGCGGTTTCAAGTGCCATGTAGTAGCACACGTTCGTAGACGCACCAGTAACCGCCCGACCGACCGAATCCGAAGTCAGGAGCGAGCCGATGGTGCTGATTGCCGCACCCGCTTCAACCTGCACCGTGTTCGACGGCTGGAGGGTGATCGGGTCGCCAGCAGCAGCGTGGACGGTCAAATCAAAACGCTTGACGCTGCCATCCGTAACACCAAGCACGTTGTCCGAAGCTGCGTTGGCCTGCTGGCCCGTGAACGCCGTGGAAGTGTTGATCTCCACAAAGCGGAACGGGTTGATATCGCCGCTTGCGATGAAGTTCGGGGTGAATCCCATTGACATTGGTAGTTCCTTTCCTGTTTACCGCTTGATGCGGCTGTTGATTGCCTTGGCGAACTCTTCAGGACGGCCAGCGAACTCGCGGACCATGCTGGAGATTTCGTTCTTGTTGATGTCCGTGCTGCTGGGCAGGGCGGCACGGCTCATGTCGATACGCACGTTCATTGGATCGCGGGTGAACAGTTCCCGCCAACCCTCCAGCGTTCCCGCCGGGTCGTTGCTCGCCTGAAGTTCGGCAACAAGCCGGGGACGCTGGGCGGCGGGGATGCGATATCCCTCGCTCTCCATGATGTCCAGTTCGCGGCCAAACTTCTCACGGCGGATTTCCGCCTTGAGCGAGTCCAGTTCGCGCTTCATCTTGGCGTTCTCGCGGCGCAGCGCGAAGGTGTCGGCGGAACCGGGACGGGCATACATACCCATCTCCTCCTCCTCCTCCTCCTCGCCACCGTGGGAGTCGATGTCGATATGCACGCCGTCGCCTTCGCCGGATTCCTCCGCGAACTGCTCCGTGAGCATATCTTCCGCCGCCATCTCCTCCTTCTCCTCCTCGTCCGAACCAAAGTGCTTCTTCATCATGGACTTCATCTCGTCCATGTCACACTTCAGCGCGGCGACTTCCTTCCGGATGTCATCGTCAGCCATGTTGGTGTCCTTCGTACCGGGAACGTAAGTGGATAGCCCGCCTCCGACCGTCCCCATGTCGAAGCGCAGCGAACGTGCGAACCGGACCAGTTCACCCTTGCGAGTGAAGTGCGTGTCGGGAAGGGGACGGCGGGGGGTTTCACGCCCCAGCAACGCCACTTCCGACAGGTGATTCTGCTCCGACCAAATCTCCGCGCTACGGCGCGGGAAAGCATTGGTCGCCAGCAACTTGTCGAATACGGGCTTCTCCACCTCGCAGTCGCCCACGATGAAGCCCACCCCGTCGCGCTCCTCGTACCCGATGTTCGTGAAGCGGCCCACGCTGGACTTGGGTTCGTTCCCGTCCTTTTCGTGCATGACCACCAGCCGGGGAAGCGACCCGCGCTCCATGTACCGCCGGGTGCTTTCCACGATGTCCTGCACGCGCTCGTTATCGAACTTCGTCAGTTCGGGGTCCGATTCGCCGTCCAGCGCAGGGTCGTAGGCGCAAAACACTTCCAGCCCGTGAATGGTCACGGTCTTACCGTTATCGCTAATGCGATGCGAAGGAGTGTTCATTGCAGAAGTATCCATATTTCGCTAACGCAAGTCAATGGGGCTTGCCCATATCTCATTTTCTTCATCCCACACCCACGGGCCTCCATTTGGCATCGGAATCGGCGCTTCCCATTGGCACGTGGTTTCATTCAGAATCCACGACAAATAAGGCTGCGGAGCAATAAACGCATCGCGGACAGGATCGTATTTGTATCCGATTCCCGCGTAATTTCGTCTAATTCGGGCATTGTACGAAGTCTGCACCCATGTACCACCGAACATGCTCGCGCACCATGCCGCGCCATTCGCTTCGTGTTCATCTGAAACTACGATCACGCGCTGAACGATGTTGCTTGCGTCAATCTCTGCGAAGTGTGCCATAGTTAGCCCGTGAAGGTGCCGCTGCTCGTAAACGTGTGGAAGGTGAAGCCGCCGCTGCTCGTCACGGTTCCGCCGCTACCGCGTTGCGCTCCGAGATATGCGACAATCACCACGCCGCTACCGCCAGCAGACGCCGCTCGTGAACTTGATCCACCGCCACCGCCACCACCTGTATTGATGGTTCCCGCAGTTGAGTTGGTTGCATTTGAGGCCGCGCCGTTACCCCCGCCGCCAGTTCCTCCGGTCGCTGCGGGCGTAGACGCGAAATTACCTCCTGCTCCTCCACCAGCATATGTGAGGCTATCAATAGTCCATTGCGAGCCGTTTCCGCCGTTGCCGGGTATTGGGCCAGATACGGCGTTCCCGCCTACGGCTCCTGCTCCGCCGCCGCCACCGCCAGCGTTGATTCCAGACCCGGAAACGCCGCCGTTATTGCCTTGTCCTGACGTTCCAGTACCCCGATTCGTACTTTGGGGTCCAGCCCCGCCACCGGAACCACCGTTGCCAGCAGTACCAAACGACGGGCCTCCGCCACCTCCGCCGCTGCTCGTAGTGATATCAAACGAACTATTTACGCCCGGAGAACCCGCTACACCGTTTGCCGATGCTCCGCCTGCGCCAATAACGATTGTGTAGGAAGTTCCCGGCGTAATGATTGGCGAGATTGATTGCATCCCGCCAGCACCACCACCACCGCCAGCGTTAGACCCCGATGTGGCTGCACCACCGCCACCACCAGCAACGACAAGAACTTCCGCTGTGTACGGGCCAACATTACCGCCGTCCGTACCCAACAGCATCGCGGATCGAGATGAACCCGACAGGCCGGGGCGGTTGTAACGGATGCTGCGGCGCATTAGAGCGTGGTGCCAAACACGCCCATCGTCGGCGTGCCGCTTGCGGCCTTGAACTGCACCTGCACCAACTGGTGCCCTGCAATGTCCACCATTGCGGAAGCCACCTCCACATTACTCGCCGCTGCCGTGCCGGGGCTATACAGGTTTGCCGCCGGGGTGCCCGCAACCTGCGCAATCACCGCGAACGGTCGCTGCGTTGCGCTATCAAGGCTGTAGGTCGGGACCGTGCCGCTGCTGAACGTCAGGTTGAAATCTGCCAGCACGGTCGGAAGCCAGTACGTCAGGCCGTCCGCGCTGTTGACTTTGCCCGTGTATCCGACCACGCGCACGCCCGTCGCGGCACCGATGCTGGTGCTGCTCGCATAGGGCATGATCCGAAGCAACGAAGGCGAACTTCCGTTCAACTGCTGGTCATGCACCACGCCGCTTGAAGGCTTGGTGGCCGACAGGGTGGCGATGCTCGCGTAGGACGAACCCACGCTTGCCACGCTCACGTTCGTGTAGGGTCGCTGATATGTGATGATCGTTGCGTCTGCCATGTCGATGCCTTTCGTTTCCGGAACGCTATCCATCGTAGCGTCCTGCAATGCGTACACAATCCCTTGTGTCAACCCGACACGAAACCCGCGTCGGGGAACTTGCCCGTGTCGAT